TTCAAATTTATAATGTTTTCCTTCATATTCAACTGCGTTTTTAATACCACTTGATGTTGGGTCTAATCCAACCATTCGTGTCATTAACATTTTCAGTTTACCTTTATATTCACAACCCAAATCTTTTAAGATATCTATTGAATCTTGTTCAAGTGGATAGTAAGTATTTTCACCGATTTTAATATCGGCTATATTCCAAAGAATATATCTATCATTTTTAAGATACTCATATATTGTTGTTAGAGTAGGTCTTAAAAAGTTATCTCTCCAATCTTCATACTCACCATATGCCTTGAAGGATTGTGTTTCATCTTGTGAGTATTGTTCTCTATTAAAGTAAGGAGGTGAAGTAAATGAAATATCTAATTTACCTTTATACTTTTGGAACTTTGGATTGTTTGAGATTAATTCTGAACCATCTTGAAATAGTTCGTAAGTATTACCTTGTTTTTCAACATCAAAAAATGATGTAAGTTTATCTGAATAATCATCAACACATTTATCATTGTAAAATTTAGCAACATATTCATAACGAGAAATACCTAAATCATCTATGAAGTTGTCAGGATTAGGGTCTGTACCTATATAGTGTATTTTCTTTCGAGAGCTCATTGCTCCGATGATTCTACCACCCCAACCACTTGATGAATCATAAATATGTAATGGTTCATCTGTATCAATGTGTTTAGTATAGTTTTCGTAAATCCACTTTGCAGTTAGTGCTGGAAAATTTACTGCTGGTTGTCCACAACTTAATCTAAATACTTGGATAATCTTTGGGAAGATACCAACTTCTTTTTCATACCAACGAATCTGATATACATAAGTTTGTGTTGTACCTGCTTCAGATGTCCAACTATCTACAACTTCATCTATATTTGATAACTGAGTTGTATTTAAGTAACCATGATTAGTTAAGTTATTAACTTGGTCTGCATTTAAAAAAAGATTTTTAGTACCAATATTTTTTTTAATTGAATTAATATTTGAAAAAGTTTTTGTATTTACTTTTGAAATCCAAATACCTAAATTAGAATATTTACCAACAAATACTTTTTCATCATAAACATCTTTGATAAAATCAATAGCACCTTGACCATTCCAAAAAGGATTCTCATCTTTCTTATTAACTACTGACCTTGACCAAGAATACATAGAATCTCTTTTTACTGCTCGTTTCATAATACGAACAAACTTATCTTCTAAGTCTGGGTCTGAAAAGTGGTCATATATAGACAATCCATTATCAGCAGATTTACCTGTTGATATTTTTGTTTTCAACATTGTAGGAAAAAACTGATTTACAACTGATGCATCTTTATTGAAGTTTTTAATAAGACCTAAAGATTCCTTATCACCACTTGTATCCTTTTCCCAATACTTTGCTGAATTAGATTTTAATTTTTTAAATGATTTTATAATACCTTCTTCATTTTTACCAATAACAGGTGGAGTTCCTCTATCATCCCATTGTTCGGTAACCTCTTTACGAAGCAAACGAGCCCATTGAACGAACTCATCATCAGTCATTTCTAACAACTGATGATAAGTCGTATTGGATTTAAACTCACTAAATCTGCTTTTTTCGTAAAAGTAATTCATTAAGATTGTATCTCTACTAAATAATAATTTGATTCGTAATTGTCTACTTCAAATGAAATGTGTGCTAAACCTTGAGATGAAATCTTAAGAGTAGCATCTGTTGCTTCTTTGTTAGCAACTAATATTTCTTTTAAGAAGTTTGCTGAGAATGAAATTGGTTCTACTTTATCTTTTGAACAAGTACAATCAACATCGATGTTAATTCTATTTGTATTAATATTAGAATATCCTAAGATAATTTGACCAGAACCAGTTTTACCATCACCACAAGTGAATGTAAAGTTATTCTCATCTGCCAAAGCACCTTTTGCTTTGATGAACTTTGAAATAAAGTTTGAATCTAATTTAATTTCAGAATCAAACTCTGGTAATTGTTTTAAATCAGGTACATTAGGGATAACTGATAAATCAGCCAACATATAATTTACTGATGTAGAACCATCTTTGAATTTCAAAGAAACTGCTTTACCATCAATATCGTTGATTGAGAAATCAACATCATCACCAAGAACTGATAACATTTTTGTAAGTTTGGTTGTATCATATACACCAAAAGACGCATCTGAATTATCAAACTCTTTCATAGTAACACTACCCAAAACAGATTTATCATCTGAAATGAATGATGTTGTAAGAGAACCCTCTTTGGATTCCCACTTTACAGATTCTACTAAACCTGCAAGGTTGTACTTCGATACGAAGCGATTTAATGATTGTTTTTCCATGTTTTTAATATATTAAAATTTATAGTTGTACAAATATACGAATAATTTTTGACATTTCCAAATATTTTACCAAAATTTATTTGCATTTTTATTTATTTTTATTCTTTCTCCTTTTTCTTCGTTGTAAGGATTATCTATTTCATACTGAATCCTTGCTTCTGCTATTGTTTTGTAATCTTTTTCTCTCTCTATACCAACGAAATCAAATCCACCTCTTACTGCCGCTTTACCTGTTGAACCACTACCCATAAAAGGGTCAAGTGTTGTTCCACCTTTTGGAGTTACTAATCTGATTAAGTATAACATCAAATCGGTTGGTTTTACGGTTGGGTGAAAGTTTTGTTTAGGTTGTGGCATCTTATTATTACCACTCATAGATGCAGCACCTAATGAACTACCACCATAATTTTCTAAATCAGATGAATGTGCATTATAAGTTCCTATTTGTTTTCCCTCAAAATCTTCTAATCCTTCGTTTCTATCAGTTTTAGAAGTTTTTGGACAATAAAAGAAACGAGATGCTCCTCCTATATCTCCAAAGCCAGGATTTTCATCGGTTACTATACCTTTATAATCCCCATATATTCCATTTAATCCAATTCCTTCTTTGTTTCCACTTCTACCACCTGTGGATTTAGATACACCACTTTGTTCATCAAGGATTTTACCAGCTTCTTCATCAAAGATTATGTTTGCAGGAAATCTGCCTTGTTGATTTTGTTGTGATGATACATTTTTAATACCCAACTCATAGATGTTTTCAGTATTCTCAAATGTTGTAGTTTTTCTATTACTATGCCAGTTTCGTGGGTCATCATCTTCACTAAATCCTATTCTACTTTCATCTATGTTTATTCCACCAGTTCCCCACTCTAAAACATTATCTACTACTGTTTTTTCTGAAAGTGGTTTTCTTGCCATAACAATAGGTTCGTGAGCGGGTTTAAGAGCAGTTCCCCAACCTTCCCATTCACTATTACCAACTGACTTGTATTTGTTGTCTGACATTGCGAACCCACCAATATCTTTGTTTTTATCTCTATTCTTGTCAGCGTTAGGTCTTTGTTCTGATTTTTGTCTTTCTACAAGTTCTCTTTCATTACCAAGTTTTTTATCAACTTGCATTCCTATATTCATAGACTTTGGAAATCCTGAACCATATATCCACATCAATTGGTCTCTTACTTCAAATCCTGCATCTTCTATACCCATACATATTTTATGATAAGTTCTACTACCTGCAAAAGAAAGTATATGACCACCTGGTTTTAAAACTCTATAACATTCTTTTGCCCAATCTTTGGTGAAATCATATAAACCATCAGTATTATATCTTGGTAATATCTTAAAGTTTTTCTTATTCTTTAAATCATTTTCACCCTCTTCACCTTTTTTACCAAATTGTGATTTATCAAATGTATCCCAATCTTTACCCATAAAACCTAAACCATATGGTGGGTCTGTAACAATTGAGTCAATAGAGTTATCATCTAACTCTTTAAGTTTCTCTATACAATCTCCGTGTATTATTTTCATATCTAAAAATTAAAAAATTTCTCTGCTGTTCTTTGTTCGCTAACAACCTCACCCCAACCAATTGCGTCAAAGAAATCTTGTAGTTTGTGTTTTAGTTCTCTTTCAAAGATTTTATTGTGGTCAATATAAGTTGCAATAAATTCTTTTATTTCTGGTGGGTCTTGATAACCTGTAAATGCTAACCCATCTAATCCAAGTGGATTATCTTTTAAATAAACCCATTTTACTTTATCACCATTTCTCATAGGTTCATATTTGAATGGTGCGTTAAAATGTTTCAAACAATCATTATACATGATTGCCGCCTTAACATGAGCAGGTGTTCCTTTCATTATAGAAAATCTTTCTCTTTTACCTTTCGGCATATATTTCTTTAGGTTTTTAACTGCTGAGTTTTTGGCTATATCTTTGGTATCTTTATTTATCATTGATTTTTTAAAGTCAACAACATAATCAGATATTTCTTCTTCTGTCTTACCTTTTAGAATATCAATCAAAACCGTACCCATACATTCTTGGAATGCCTTAGGGAAACTACTTCGTTTAACATCTAATCCCTTTACATCTAATTTATCAACAGGTACTCCATTATCTGAAATAATCCATTGAGCATATCTTTTCTTGGCAATCCACAATCCAGCCTTTGCAACATATTCTTTTTTGATTTCTAATCTATGTTTATCTTTATCTACATTAAAAATTCTTTTAGCAAGGATATTATAGAAATCATTAAGGTAATCTTGCATTTCTTCTGCAATTACATTTACATAACCAGCAATTGTATCTTGGTCTTTTTCTTTCCAACCTTTATATCTTTTATCCATCAAAGGAACTGCTGAAAAGAAAACTGAATCGGTATCAATGTATATGTTTGAATCAGCATCTGGTGTATTTAATTCTTTGTTATATTTTATATTTGCCATATCTGCAGTTGATTTAATCACAGTTTGACCTGTGGTTGTAACTGCCTCTGCATTATCAACATCATAAAATCTAAAAGCAGGTAATCCTAAAACTCCATACAATGAATTAAGTAAAATCTTTTGAACTAATTGTCTTTTATGGAAAAAGGCATATTTTTCTTTGTTACCAGACTTACCATATTTCTTCATCTCATTTTTATATTTAACTCTTTGTTGAAACCACAAATCAAGAATACCTGGTATACATCCTACTGCATCAGTTCTATATAGAACACCATTTGATGATACTGAAAAATTAGACTTATCTAAATACTCTTTTAAGTTTTCTTTGGATATAGTATCTTCACCAATATAATATGTATCAACTTCACCTTTAAGAAATTTATTTGCATCCCAATCTTGAATCTTACCAATCTTGGATTCTGGTGAGATATTCAAAGTCATAATAATTGAAGGATATAGTGAAGTTAAATCTAAATCATAAATCCATTCATATTTACCAACAATAGGTGGTTTAACATAAGCACCGATAAACTTTTCTTCATTGTTATCTCTGATTGCTTGCATCTTTTCTTGTCTATCTGCAGGTTTGTTTGGTGCAACTAAGTTTCTTCTTCTCAAATATGTAAGTAATGCACCCTCAAGATATTTTGATGAATAAACTAAATCTTCATAAGGAACATGACCAGCATGACAAATACCTCTACATAAATCAATGAACTGAAGTTTCTTATCAAAATCTACAACTAACTCAACATCCACCAAGTTATACTCAATGAACTTTTCAATATCATCTCTCATTAATTGGTCAAGGTTTCCTTCATATTCAATCTTACCTCTACCCAATTCTATTTGTGCAATCGTATCTAATCGATAGTTTGGAAGT